ACAAGGAGTTGGGTCTGGTTTTGGAGTAGTACCACCGCCACAATTATCACCAGTACAAGGAGTTGGGTCTGGGTCAGTAGTACCACCGCCACAATTATCGCCAGTACAAGGAGTTGGGTCTGGGTCAGGAGTTGGGTCAGGAGTTGGGTCAGGCCAATTAATATCACAATCGGTTTTTACCTTCCTGGCATTTTCATCACAGCTTAAAATCTTAAACTCAAAAGTATTATTTCCCGCCCGCATAGCACAATATGATTTATTAACATTAACAGCCGTTACAGCCGCAGCAGACGAACAATAAGTTTTTGTTGGATCTTTACTTTCATCATCACAATTAAGTAAACAAGGCAAATCATCGCCACCGCCAGAACTACTTCCGTCAGTACTACCAGCGCCACCATTACCACCACCGCCACCAGAAAGGCCACCATTACCACCCGCATTAGTAAAACCACCATTATCAGCTATCGCTTGAGCGCGTAAGCCGTCAGGATTCCGAGGATCATATTTATTATTAGGATCGTAAGGCTGACTTGGGTCATAAGGGTTAGTAGGTGAATAGGGTTGATTTGGGTCGTAAGGATTAAATGGATTAAACGGTTCATAAAGATCATTAACATCATCAACACAAGATGATAAAAATTGCTCTTTTTCATTATCACATTCCGGTGTAAAAATCTTAGGAGCTAAACAAGCAGCCCGAGCACTATCACGTACAGAGTTAACCTCTGGACTCTCACAAAATGGCGGTGGAGGCGCTTTACATACACCGTTTTCATTTACACTTTCACCAGCAGGACACGCAGAACCAGCTCTATAGGCATAAGCGCCCCTTTTATTGCCAAAATAGATAGCAAACTTAGAACCACCGCCACTTGCTCGACCACCAACACAAGCCGCCGCCGCATGCAAATCAACTATATCGTTGGTTCCAATACCACAAGCAGCAAATGAAGCAGGTCTAACAGATGTAATCATGCCGATTCTGACATAAGTACCCGAAGCATTAGCAGCAAACGAAAATAAAAAAACAATAAAAATTAATATTCGATTCATAATAAAACCCAAAAAAAAAGGGATGACCAAAGCCACCCCCCTTTAAATATTGAGGGCGAACCCCAAAAAACATTCAATAAATTATTACGTAGCTTTACTAGTAAATTTCTTGAATAGTTTGATACCAATAGTTGCAACAGTAATTGTGCCGACAATAGGCCAAGCCGCTGCAATCATACTATCTGCAAAATCAGTAACAGACGTTAATGCCGTTGTTGCTTCAGCTGGTAACGCTGCAAATGCAGAACTTGACCCCATTAACGCACCAAGAACAACTGCCGCTTTAGTCGCTTTTTTATTAACTGAGATATTTAACTTTTTCATTTTTTGAACTTCCATTTTTAATGTAAAAAAATCAGAATTTGAATTAACTTGTTGAGACATCCATTAACTTCTGAAAATAAAGAATGATTGCACCAAACACCCACCCCCCACAGTAAGCAGTAATGAGCGCCCCTAAAATAAATTCGACATTCATCTTTGCCCGCCTTTTATTGCACCGAGGCCGAATGAAACAACCAACCCAATGCAAAAAATCAATAACCAAAAATCATCAAATTGCTCCAATGAAAGCTGGATTGTAGTCATATTATTTTGAAACCGATTTTAAATTAACGCTACGACCAAAAGTTAAATTACCGAATGCATCAACAGTAAAAGAACTAGGAAGAACGTAATATTTACCAGCTGGATAAAAACTTTGCTCCGCTGGTACGTTCAACTTCATTTCAACAGGAAACTTACCGCCAAAATGACCATAAGCAATTTGAGTTTGTAAACGGTAAGGATTTCCAGACGCCTTAGAAATACCTTCTTTGATTTCCAAAGTCTCATTCTCAGGAAACACTTCTACAATTAAACTTGACATAAAAAACCCCGATAAAATTGATGATACAATCGATAGTGAAAACATTTTCGTTGTTACGAATCTGAAACAAATGTTGAGTGAGGCAGGGAAAATATGCAAGATAAAAAAAATGCTCAGAAATTGAGCAAATCAGAAGAATATATCAAAGTGAGTACTAATAAAGGGTTAGAAACACTTTTTATTGGCGAATGTCTAGATAGTAAAGGTGACAAGATGGTAAGAATAAAGCAGAAAATATATGATGAAATAATGGCGTTACGTGAGCAAGATCACACTAAAATTAACAATACAATCAACTGTATACTTGCATCACATATATTCAACAGTAAAAACGGAAATTAAGAACGTGAATAATTTTTAGCTTTTCCGTAACGATCTTTCATTGAATAAGGTACTAAATCTGGCAAAACCGACCTAACGGGCTCATTGGAGCGTAAAATATTGTAAATGTAACCGCGTTCATATTTCTTAATGTTAACAAAGCGCATAACTGCATTATCAATCAATAAAGTATCATCCGATTTAATATTGCTATCAGCTATCACAACGCCATTCACGCGCTCTTTAATAGTTGATTTCCTATCTAAATTATCCGATTCAGTGATAATGCTTAACGATTGTTCAATTTCACGTAAACTTTCAGTTTTTTCACAAGTATCTAAAATTAACGGTACATCGTGGCGAACCCTGCGCCAATCAGCGCCAATATTGTAAACCGTGTAAACGTCATCTTCATTACGGGCAGCGATTTCTTCATCTTTTAAATCATCAATGCCAACTTTATCTTTTAATCTTTGTGACCAAAAAATCTGGCTTTTACCCGCGAAACATTTCGAATATTCAAGCCATAATTTTGACCACTTTGTATTGCCTGTTTCGTCAAATTTAGTCAAAAAACAAAAAGGGTGTAATCCTTTACTTTTACCCAATTTAGAGGAGCTTTTAGCCATTTCTCTATCAACACCCCAATGACTGCTATCATCTTGTTTAGCAAGGTAATCACTATTACGAGCGTTAAATTTAACGTCGATAGAACGATTACGAAAATGAAGAAGATTATCACCAATAAGATCATGTTTTTTACAATAATGCTCCCAACGATCTATTAGTAAATATTTAAAAACCTCCTCACTTGATATTGATAATAAAAAATCACGGTATTCATGATCTTTTTTAGCTCTGAATTTAGCGATTAAATAATCTTCAATAACATCACGATTTAATTCTTTATCAATAAACCATAGTTCGTGAGTGTGAGGATGATAACCGTTTGAACCATAAGTAACTTCTAGCGATTTAATAAGCCCCTCAAAACCAAAAACCTCTTTAAATCTTTTCCAAACAGCACCACTACGAAGCCCCGCGAAAGCTAACTTTTGACGCTCTAACATATCCGCTAAATCATCACCAAACGAGTGACTAAAAGTAAAGGTTATCATTGCCGCCTGTTTAGGGTTTATTGTTCGATAATAAAAATATTCCATACCATGAGCAATTTCAACACGTCTACGTTCTTGAATTTTTGCCGCGCAAGTCGGGCAAGTCCAGACAGAGCCGCAAGTTGCAACGCCAGTTAAAAAACATTTTTGGTGTTCAAAGGATTTTTGAACGTCTACTTCGGTGTGGTTCACATAAGAACATGAGGCAGTGCGATGATAATTTAAGATATATTCAAAACCAAGGCGCGAACCCTCGGCTGCATAAATACCCCTTGCGATACGGCCTAGGGCATAACGTTCTTTACGAATATTTCGACTATTTGATTCTGAGGTAGAAGAACATTTCGCATTAGTACCTAGTGGCGCACTATTTACCCCTCCCCCTGACCGCTGCGCGTCAGGAGAAGCGGCAACTGGTGCGCTTAGAGTTGCAATAAAAACTGGTTTTCTGCTATCATTCATATTGAATTATCCATTGCCCGCTAAAGCTTGGTTGATTTAGAATTCGAGCGTTATCAGATTCCAGTCTGATAACGCTTTCTTGTTTAAGGCCTTAATACTACTTAGTAATCATTCATTTCGCAAAAATAATCTGTGCCTCTCAAAGCATTCCCTCATAATCTAAGCAAAAAAATGGTTTAGCCAGGAAGAAGTGAAACGGCTGCGCCTATTGCTGAAAAGATAAATAATTAACGAATATTATCAAGTTCAATAGAAGCCATGACTTTGATAAGTTTTTTAACAACCAAATGTTGATCATCACAAGTTCGTAACGATTCAATTAATCTTTGTTCATCAAGAGTAAGACGAACCGGCTTAGTCGGTGGCTTACTCTTACGGCCAGCACCAGAACGAACACCTCCATGATAATTAGCTGGTTTAAAAACATCTAAGGTATATAAATAAGTTTCATAATCAGAAATTGCATCCGCTAAAGTTGCTGCAGGACGTGAAAGACTAACTCCATCACGTTCATAAGTAACTCTATGCTCTAAAACACCAAAAGGTTCATTATATGAAGGCCAAAAAAAGCCATACATCCCCGAAACTGAAGAATTAAAAAGAATATATTCAACAGAACCATTACTAAGTGTTAATACTTTCTTAAATTCCATAACTTGAAACCCGTTACATAAATCAAATGTAACGTAATAATACAGGAAACTTGATTAACGTACAACAATCAAAATTAATTAATCAAATTAACGTTGTCTTAATCATTACCGTTAATTCCTTATCAACCTTTTCATCAGAATTAAAACTAAACAGCCACCCCAACAAAGGTATATCCATCAACAAAGGGATTCCAGATTTTGTTGACCGGGTTTCACTACTAATTAAGCCACCTAATAAAATAGACTCACCATCGTTAACTTGTGCAACAGTAGTTATAGAACGATTATTAGTAATAATATCCGTAGCAACCACCGAAGCTGTCACGCTGGATGATTCCTGCAATATATTTAATATCACCCTGCCATTACCAAGAACTGTTGGCGTCACGGTAAGAGTTACACCAACATCACGTCTTTCGATATCTTGAATAGTATCGCCATTATCAGTGGTTCTCGTACCCACTAAGAAAGGCACGTTTTGACCTACTGAAATACGCCCCTCCTGCCTATCCATAACAAAAATTTTAGGTGTGCTTAATATATCGGTATTAGTGTTTTTATTTAACGCACTAACAAGGGCCCTCACATCACCCCCTTTACTAAAAGCCAAATGACCGCCTTTAGTTATAGCGGTAAGGTTTTTAATTGTACCCAATTGATTCGAAACAAAACTAAAACCGTTGTCTATTAAAGCTGTCGATAAATTAACGCCTAACTCCTCGTTTTTATTTACATCACTTTCAACAATAACAGCCTCAATTAAAACCTGCCTGATTGGTGAATCAATTTGCTTTAATTGTTTATTTAATTCGGCTATTTTTTCCTCGCTTGCAGATACCAGCAATGCATTATTAGCAGGTAAAACAGTTACAATATGACTAGAAATTACAGTTGCTAAAGCTACCTCTTCCCCCTCCGGTATTGAATCAGGAGTCGCAAACAGCAGCGAATCAAAAACCAATTTTGCTTTGATGCTAGAAATATTATTTAAGCGATAAATCTTAGTTATCATCGGTTCAATATCAACGACCTGCTCTTGGTCAATGATCACATTGTAAAAGTCATCACGTTTAACAACTGAATAACCATTCGATTTCATCACCTGAGTAAATAATTTCATCACATCAGCTGAATCAATACTGTTCACATGAACGGTTATTACACCCTCAACACCTCGCCCAAGAATAATATTTTCATTAGTCTGCATTGATACCCAATGAACAAAATCACTGATTGGAGATTGCGTAGCTTCAAAAGCACTGAGAACCTGCGCATTTACACTCGATGTTAAAATTAATAAACTAAATACAATAGAGCGAAACATTTTCTTTCCCCTTAAAAATAGCAACTTCACACGCACCCTTTGAAACCAAAACAAAGCCCTTACTGGATAATCCAATAGAGCTATAGTCAATCCCTTTACTATCAATGAAATGATAACGAGCTGGCTGATTTGGGTAATTAGAATAGGCACTAATAGCCCACCCGCTAAATTGCTGTTTTAGTGTTTCAACTTTTTCAATCTCAACAGGTTCAACAACTTCATTTGTCACAGCAACATCATCAGCAGATAACATCATAAAAATAAAAGTAAGCACAACCCCAACAGTAAAGGCCATAATCCGCGACCATTTACGGGCATATATTTTTGTAATTCTCATAATATTTCTTAATGTCATAGGGACGGTATAACGCCCATGTGTAAGATAAGGAGGTAAAACCGAATAAACAGAATGTTCGTAATGATCTGAAAAAGCTTGTTTAGTGTCATAACAAGCATATAAACCAGTGCCAACTACATTCCACGTATCAACTTTTAATGATGTTGGTGAATCGCCATATTTAACAATGCCAAAATGCATTTTTGGAAGTGGTAAACGTGTGCCAGTTATCAACTTAAAAAAAGCACCAATAAACGGAATATTCACACGGTCAGAACGACGACAATAAACAACATGTTCAGCTAAGGCCAAACGCGCTTGCTTATCAACAAGTGATAAATCTTGAATAATAAAAATAATATCCCAACCTAATTTTCTCGCATGTAACAACCAATTGATAACGAGCTGCCGACCCTTATCATTCCACGAACGCGAGTTAAACCATGTTCCACATTCATCCAATACCAACAAACCATTTTTTTCTTCATCATAAGATTTATTGCCAACGCCAATAGACTCCAAATCTTCAATTTGTGGTTTATCAGGTATTCTCAATAAACGTGTATTTTTTTTATTTCGGCCCAACATACCAACCAAATTAATATCTAAATTTGTAGCGACTGGTAAACCCGAGTTTAATTTATCCCGAATTCGGGCGACAGAAACAATAGATTTCCCGCCGCCCAATTTACCCGTAACAAAATATACTGGCATAACTATTACCTCGCAGATGCAACGCTTTGAATGAAATAAACTTGCCAAGTCCAAACCCACCGCACCACATTTGCTGAAAAAATAGCAGTAGCACAAGGGATTAAATTATTTGGCACAATCAGGCTCATAGCTTGAGAATACAAAGGCGGAAATACAGCAGAAAGACCGAATAACAACGTCTTTAATGCAATTAATAACGTAATTGTCAAACCAACAATTGAAGCAATAGCGCCCATTTGAATTGCAGTTGAAACAGTAAAACGCATAGCGAAAATACTAACAACCTGAGCAAAAAGACCACCCAAAAAAGCCGCCAACGCTGGCAACCTTGCCATTGCTGCAACACTACTTAAAATCCCAAAAATTACAGGCATTTGATTATCCTTTAAAAGTTAAATGAGCCTTGCGGTGAGCCTTTCGGAGTAATACCAGAGAAAACAATATTAATGATCGTCAAAACGGTATACATATAAATCAAAAACGAAAAGATTGATTTAAATTTATCGCTAAACTCGCAAGTAATAGTAAACGCATAGTAAGACGCGCCAAGCGTCAAAGGAGTGCAAGAAGTGCTGTTAGGTATCATTTGATAGTAAGCAGTTCTAAAAGCATCCAAAGTTGAACTTGGCAAAGGTGTAACATTTGCTAACCCCTTGATTGCATCATCCACAACAGCCTTACCATTTTCAGCTTGTTCCCAATAAGCATCACCGACACCGCCAATTATTTTTTTAGCCATTCCAGAACTTAAACCGTGTGGGCAATCATCACCAACGCACTCCTCCGTAGGTTTATCTGGGTCTGGTTTTGGAGTAGTACCACCGCCACAATTATCACCAGTACAAGGAGTTGGGTCTGGTTTTGGAGTAGTACCACCGCCACAATTATCACCAGT